CCCTGTTCACAAGTGGCTTGGTGGTAGTCCCGATGGAGTATCGGAATCGGGAAAATTGGTCGAGATTAAGTGCCCTCCTCAAAGAGCTATCATCCCTGGCGAAGTTCCCGTGCATTATATGCCACAGCTTCAGCTCTGTATGGAGATATTAGACCTACAAGAAGCAGATTTTATCCAGTACAAACCTGCAGCTACTAATTGGCCTAAACCGGAAGAGTTTGACGTTGTTAACGTGAAGAGAGATCCCGAGTGGTGGTCAACGTATCTTCCTATTATGAAAGAGTTTTGGGATAAAGTTTTATACTTTAGGGAACATATTGACGAACTTCCAAAACCCAAGGAGAAAAAGAAGCGTGTTTTAAAGGAAAAGGTACACGTTTGTGAGATAGCGTCTGATCCCGACGATGATTATCATAGTAATTAATAACACCTAAGTCGAATATCGAATATAGTATTTTCATACCAATACAACAACTCTCAATACAATGAACAAGTACACTCTCAACGGCACTCTTCACGCACCTTATCAGGTCGACGGTGTAAAATGGATGAATGATATGGAACATCAGACCTCGGGTCCCAAGGGTGGATTCTTATGTGATGAGATGGGGGTTGGCAAGACCATCCAGATCATCGCGACAATGCTCATGCACTGGAGGCCGCACACGTTGATTGTTGTGCCCAAAACCATCGTTACTCAATGGAGTACAGAGATTTCCAAATTTGCACCAGGTCTCTCTACTCTCGTTTATGACGGACCCGGTCGTACGACTAACATCGAAGATCTCAAGAAGGTAGACGTCGTGCTCTGCCCTTACAGTCTCGTCTATAACAAGAAGACGATTCTTCACGCGATGAAATGGGATCGCGTCGTTCTCGACGAAGCCCATGAGATCCGCAACCGCAAGTCTGAGACGTTCAAAGCCGTCTACAAGCTTGATACGGATATTCGCTGGCTCGCCACCGGTACCCCAGTCTTTAACTCGATGGAGGATTTCGTCTCACTTTGTATGTTCTTGGGATTTTCCCAGGATCTCGTACAGGCTATGTACGACGAGATCAAGGATATCTACATTCTCAGACGCACCAAAGCCGACAATATCGGAAAACTACCACACTGTCACTTTGAGAACGTGGAACTCGAGATGTACGACGAAGAACGCCGTGTCTATGAACAGGCGTTCTTTGAGTCACAGGAATACATCAGCGAACTGAAAAATGTCGCCATTTCCATTGGCTCAAGAGCTATGCAGATTTTGGAGTGCCTACTCCGTGTGCGTCAAACCATGACGTGGCCTCAACTCTACTTGGACGGAATGACCAAGAAGCAGGGTGTTGACCGAATCATATGGCAACACAGTACGAAGAAAATGGACACTCTGACCGAGAATGTTTCTCAGCACCCAGAGGAAAAGAGTGTAATCTTTTGCCAGTTCCGGGGTGAAATGGATCATATCGAACATATGTTCAGGGGGCGTGTTTTCAGGATCGACGGAATGGTTGAGAAGGATGAGCGTCATGCTCGTCTCGACGAATTCAAAAATGCACCAGATGGAAGTGTACTCGTCGTACAGATTAAATGTGGTGGCGTTGGTCTCAACATCCAGTGCGCGAGTCGTGTATATATCATGGCTCCTTCGTGGAATCCCGCCACAGAACTCCAAGCCATCGGTAGATGCCATCGAACGGGTCAGACCAGGGAGGTGTATGTGAAGAAATATTTATACACCGACACACCCACGGTGAGGAGTGTTGATCTCGCTATGATGGCTCTCCAGGGTCACAAAGCTCAGGTGTGTGCAGAAGTTCTTAACGATGAACGAGTTGGATACCAAATTCCGGTCAAATACGAAAAATCCATCGACGCCATCAGGAAAATTTTCCGGTGATATAGTAAAACAATGTACGCAACCGCCGAAGGTTCCCGCGCCGAAGTCTACCACGGTACCGCCAAGCACACGCCTGGTGGCCTCGTGAAGAAGGATCTCACACAGGATAAGTATGGTAATATCAAGAGTAAGGCCGCCGTCGCCGCCGCCAAGAAGCGCATGAAGAAGGAGGGCACTTCTGCCATGGTCAAGGTTTTCAAGCCCGCGAAGAAGGGTGACTTCAAGCTTGCCCCTAAGAAGGGTACCAAGAAGTACAAGACGCTCGTAAAAAAAATGAAGTAAATAGTAAAGGATGACTCTTGCTAAATGGGATGAAGCTGTCCGCGTAGCAAAAATCAAGCTCAAGCTTGATCCAAATAAGTATAGTGTTATAAAAGGAAAATTATTAAAAGAAGCTCAGTTCGTTTATTACTTACTCTTAGAGAGTAAGTAATTAGTCTAAAACAAATTGGAATCCCTTAAGTTGTTGTGGTTCATGCACGACAAGTTGATGCAACTTCCAGGTTGCCCCAAACTTTTTATTTAGAAAATAGACACTCGTCAACTCGACGATTGCTACACCAGAATTCCTAGCATATAATTTATCAGCAGCCGTATCCTTGAGATGTTTGCGTTCATTGTTGAATACACCGGCTTTAATCACTCCATCAGCCGAAGTATCAACCTTAATACGAAACTTCGGCTCTCTGTCGGGTGAACGTTTTATGTTTGAGTTAAACATGGGTTTAAGATCTTCGACGGTCATGTACTTATGAAAAATTTTTTCACTTTGCTTACTCACGTTTTCAATGATTTTTTCTTCCGTTTTTGTGAGTATTTCGTAAAAGGCTTTCACGTAGTTACCCTCTTCATCGTATCCTTTCATAGAAAAGTCGACATTCCATTTGGTATTACCCACAGGTGGGGTAAAACCAGAAATACCGAATGGCATGTACATACGAGGTATTTGAATACGGACGGGTTTACCCTCATTCGTACTGAATGAGATCTTTCGCCCGTCGTATTCAAGGATATCCAGTGTATCGATGAGGGTATGAAATTTTGCCATTATAATATTGTATGCGTCTAAAACTTTAAGCTGAACAAGCTGTGCACTCGGCTTCAAGACTAAACTGGATTGGTCGAGCCTTTGCTTTACTTCGCAAGTAATACATCCCAGTCTTCAGCCCAGATTTCCACGCGTACATATGCATAGACGACAGTTTGGACAGTGTAGGGTTTTCAACAAACAGGTTCATACTCTGACTCTGGCATACGTATACACCTCTATCAGCCGCCATATCTATGATAACCTTCTGACTAATTTCCCATACAGTTTTGTATAGTGTTTTGATATCGTCAGGGATATCGGTGATGTTTTGAATCGAGCCACTGGCCTTAATCATAAGATCCTTCATATCCTTTGACCATAATCCCACCTTTTGAAGAGCTTTCACGAGATGTTTGTTTACAACTACGAACTCACCGGCAAGGGTACGGCGAAGATAGATGTTCGTGGTATAAGGTTCAAAACATTCGTTGTTACCCAGGATCTGAGAAGTACTTGCTGTGGGCATAGGAGCGAGAAGTAGACTATTTGCGACGCCCTTCTTCACACGTTCGCGCATAGCATTCCAGTCGTATAATCCACTGTGAATGGGTTCGCGATCCCACATGTCGAATTGCAAAATACCCTGACTGATAGGACTCCCTTCGAAAGATTCGTACGCGCCTCGCTTTTCTGCGACGTCACAACTCGCTTCGAGTGCACCGTGATACATAGTCTCAAAAATATAGGCGTTCATCTTTCGAGATTCTTCATCACCGAACGCATGTCCACATAGGATGAAAGCGTCGGCCAAACCCTGTACACCAATACCAATCGGTCGGTGCCTGAAATTAGAACGTTTCGTATTCTCTGTCGGGTAAAAATTTCTATCAATCACCCTATTGAGGTTGTATGTGAGCGTCTTAGAAATAGAGTGTAGCTTTTTATAGTCAAACGTTCCATCCCGCGTTACACAAGCCGGGAGTGAAATAGACGCCAGGTTGCACACAGCTGTTTCCTCCTTGTTAGAATATTCGACGATTTCACTGCAAAGGTTAGAAGACTTAATCGTGCCCAGGTTCTTTTGGTTACTTTTTTTGTTGCAAGCATCTTTATAGAGCATATACGGAGTACCAGTCTCACTTTGCGATTTAATGATAGCTTTCCAAATATCAGCCGCAAGTATGACCTCGTTCGCGCGACCTTCTTCTTCGTATTGGGTGTATAGCTTTTCAAATTCATCACCGTACACATCGGAAAGTCCGGGAGCCTTATCGGGGCAGAAAAGAGACCACTTTCCACCTTCCTCTACACGCTTCATGAACAGGTCAGGAATCCATAAAGCACTGAATAGATCACGGCATCGCGCTTCCTCGTCACCCTGATTAAGGCGAATATCGAGGAAATCAAGAACATCTGCGTGCCATGGTTCGATATACATAGCGAACGACCCCTTTCTGCGTCCAGCCTGATTCACGTATCTCGCAGTTGCGTTAAACACGCGAAGCATCGGAATAATACCATCTGACTTTCCATTGGTTCCCCTGATAACGGAATTATTAGCGCGGATATCGTGTATATGGAGTCCGATACCACCGGCCCACTTTGAGATTTGGGCACATTCCTTGAGTGTATCGTATATTCCATCGATAGAATCGGCCTTATTAGCGGCAAGGAAACACGAGGACATCTGTGGGCGATGTGTTCCGGCGTTAAAAAGAGTTGGGGTAGCGTGGATAAAATGACCACGTGACATGGATTCATAGGTTTGTACGACCGAGTCGATATCTTCCCCATGAATACCTACGGATACACGCATAAGCAAAAATTGGGGTGTCTCGATGATCTTACTCTCAATCCTTTGAAGATATCCCTTTTCTAACGTTTTAATACCAAAATACCCAAAGTCGAAGTCGCGCTCTGGGGAAATGAATTTCTCTACATTCCCAGCCATATCCATAACTTCTTTCGTTATGATGTTAGCATCGTACAATTTAGACATTGCATCACAAAACGTCTTGGGGGCCGTCTTTTGAATATTACTCGCCACGATACGAGTAGCGAGAACCTCATAATCCGGGTCACTCGTGACCATACCAATACATATCTCAGCGGATAGGGTATCTATCTCGTGTGTGGTAATGTTGTCGTACATGGACGAAAATACCTGTTTCGCGATGAGAGAAGCGTCTACTTTATCGGATAATTCGTATCTCAATTTGGAGATCCTGTTGGTGACCTTATCAAACTTTACGTCTTCAACATGACCGGACCGTTTAATAACCCGCATGATATTAATAATACATGTCTACTTTTTAATTACATTTGAAGTCTTCACTTCGGACGGGGACGGGGCCAACCGTCTCAGCATACCTGTTAGGCTGAAGGAAACTTGTGTTCACATTGAAACTGCCGGGAACGCCTGGCGGGGACACGGGGGGATAAGAGCCAATAAAGCACTCGGGAGCTTGGCATACAGGGGGTTCCGTGTTACAGGGCTTGGTGTTATAAGCCTCGTCAAAATCAGCAGCAGCTATCATTTATTATCTACATATACTTTTTTTCCTGGACTATATTAAATGTGTGATAGACTTCACCTTAATTCTATGAAACAGACAGAAACCCCCCTGAACAAGGTGTTCTTTTCGGACTTCAATATACAGATAGTTCAGAAATCTATACGTCAGGCTTTCAAGAATAAGACAGGTGTTTCCATCGACTACCAAAACGCGGGTGATCTGTACGCGATTATGCGTGTTGTATTTATCAACAATGCCGGTAACCATTACGCGAATGTAAACGAACAGGTTAAGTTCATGAACTCTGTGGTAATAAAAACTACCCTCCCCCAAATTCAGTCGGGAGTTGCACAATATATGGGCTATATCAGGGATATTGATACCCTGGTGGTTCCCCCCACTCCTCCGGCAAATACGAGTACGTATGGTATGAAACTCGACCCGAATGATAAAATAGGTGTATAAAGAATTGAAACGTGATGTGTATAAGTAAAATGTCGTTAAATTATTACAAATCCGAAACGGAAAAGATATGCAAAATCAAGGGCTGGGATCGCGCTGAAATTAACACGGTATGGCTTCTCCTTTCAGAAGAATTTGGAGAACTCGCTTCCGCTATCCGCCAGTCTAAGAAGACGTTTAAGAAATCTAATATGAAAAAGGATAAGGGAGTTGATATCATGATGGAGATGGGTGATGTATTTAGTTATCTGTTTCAACTCGCTCATATGTTAAACGTCGATCTAGATAAGATGTGGATAGAACATGGAAAAAAGATGACACACAAAAAATATATCTCTTGATAGTAGTAAAGATGAGTAAGCATATGCTCAGCGATCAAGCATCGATCGATAAAATTAATCCGTACGTGTCAAGGGAGTTTTCTTTGCCGGGCTCCAGTCGAAGGCCTAACACATTTGCCCCCCATAAGAAAATCGAGGAAGGTGGTATGCCGGAAAGCGAACACATCATATGCGAGTATGGTGTGACCGCGGGTGATAAGACGGTCGATTTTTGTAAGGGAAAGAGTGCCTGTGAACTTTCTAGACCCACCATTCCAGGACGTAATATAGATTTAGGTTACGATGAAGCCAAGCCTTCCATTATTCGCGAGAGTGTGAATTTTATTAAGTCTATCAAGAAATTAGACGCTTTTACCATTATTATATTGGTTCTTATAATTCTATTGCTATCGTCTTTAAAACGTCGATAAGATCAGCGACACGCTTTTTATACCCACATTTCATAATAATTAGAGGAAATGTGTGAATGCAAAATTCCCTTACAAACTCTCTCTGCCATCTCACTCCTTTATTTATGATAGGGGGTGCGAAAGTAGGATCAATAATCTTAACTGCATTCATTACTCGAATGATGCAATTAATGTTAAAATTCTCACATAATATATCTTCCAACATCATACTCGCCATTACTCGCCTCGTTCGAGTCGTGTTAACTATGTCGTTCTCTAAAAAATCTGCGTATGAAGTAAATCCATGCTTGAACTTGATTTCTTCCCAGTTTCCAATTGGCTTGGTGTTAAAACAGGCAGCTTCATTTATATAGCCCTCCCCTTCAACATATCGAGAGTATTTAAGTTCAACCTTGGGAAGATTTGTACGCTCATCTATAAACGTACGAGCCTCCTTAACGAAGGAAGGCATATTTACACTCTGGCTTAAAATCCAACTTCTTCTCTAAATCCTTTAATTGCTCTTTCTTTTTCAGTTCTACACCAACGCAATTATGTTGCTCTAATCTAAAACACTTCATACAAAATTCACCGCTGCAATATTTACACACCATGGGAACTCCGCATTTCTTTTTGCATTGTCGACATGGCATTTGAATATGTAGTGGTTTATTTTTTTAACTTAAGTCGAGGTTCTTTATGTTAAAAAGTATGTCCAAATGTTCTCGTCTATCGCGAATAACACTTTCTCTTATTTACTGACTCAAGATGAGTTCAGAAATAAATGCCCCGAGAAGATTCGACCTTCTAGGATCAAGCTCACAACAATTACCATGATTTCCGCATTCTCAAAACCTATCGAAGTCAAAAAGATTCGTTCGGTATTTGAAGAACTCGGCGAAATACGTCTTCATCGAAACAAAACGACCAATCAGGCGATCGTTTGGTCACTTAAAGCGACAACGTTTTACAATCAGATCACCCTCACATACGACGATGGTCACAGTGTTAAATCGATCAAGATCTTTCCCAATGGCAGTATTCAAGTCGCTGGGTGCGAAGATATATTCAACTGCAAGTATGTAATATCCGGCCTCGTATATATATTACAGTCCTTCGACGAAGATATAGTACCTCCAGCCGACACGTTTCGCGTGGTGATGATCAACTCCAACTTCAGTCTCAACTACAACATAAATCTAATGTTAACAACTCAACACTTCGAGAAATATTCCGATGTGTTCAGGGTTTCTTTTGAACCGGATCGATATTCCGCGGTAAAGATCAAGTTTAAACCCGCAGGCGACATGAAAGAAATAACGACCAGTATTTTTGGTACCGGTAAAATTATCATTACAGGCGCCGAAACACTCAAGGAGATTGTGTTTGCATACAACATAATCAATCAGCATATCAACGATTGTCCAGCCATCAGGGTCTCGAAGGTTGATGTATCAGACGACTTTAACGAATATTTTGGGTATAATATAAGCGATTCTATCAAAAAAATTAAGGAGATGGGAGTAGAATCGTGGACAAATACGATTACGAATAGACAAATTAATTTCTAATTTTAATATAAATGTCGCAACGTTTAGGCATGGCCGATGGCAGGTGCCACACTATCAACAACTCGTCCCTTCTCTATGATAACTATCTCAAGACCCAAAACGGTATTAAGTATGAGGACAACTACTCGTTCCGCAAGCTCTTGCAAGAAAAGGGACCCGAACTTCACCAGGTCCCCGCTCCTCAAAATGACGGAAGCCCGTGTGGTCTCTGCGATTCTTCCCTTAATCTTTCCAATGTTAACTGAGTAAAAAATTTAAAATTAAAGTAATATCAATTATATGGACAGCACTGATCAGGATACTACGTGTGCGATATGTCTCAATCCAGTGAGAGAGACAAGACAAAACAAACCCATCAGATGTGGTCATTTGTTTCACTCTCACTGTATAGAGGAATGGAAACGTCGTGGAAATCAAACATGCCCCACGTGCAGGAAAATTTTTGATGGTGCAAATTTTCAGGTGACTGTCAGTATTAGAAATACGATAAACGACATAACCGTCGTGAGAGACGTGGAAGATGATCGGTATATTTTCGATACATTAGACGCATTTTTTGATATTGAAAATACCAGCGAACTAGAAAGTTTACTTGCGGACTTTGGGGTGAGTATGTCCAACCTTGATCCCCTTGTTCTTGACACAGAAGGATGAACAGTATTTGTCATACTTCAATCCCGGATAATCCCTAGAGATTTTACGAGGATCCCTGATCAGTTTTCCCTTAGCTCCAACCACCAGCGGACCGGTAGCCCATCCCCGTTTGTGGCTAAAAAACTCCGCTTTGAAAACCACGACTCGACCCGGTTTTAAAGTGATGGCCGCTCGTTTGACACGACCCACCGGCACTTTAAAAAATCTGGCTATACTTTCGTGTGTATCCCCCGCTTTAACTTTGTACTCAGCCTTACTATGTTGCTTGTAGAAATGAAAATCACCGTGGCACATGTAATTATTCTTTTTACATGACGCGATGAACAACATTACTTTATAGTAATCGGGTTTACACTTCGTACCACCTTTCACTATGTAAACCTGCTTGGGGTTATCAGCTACGACAAGTTTTGGTAAAGTACCGCATTTTATGTATTTACCATTTGCGCGCAGATCAGCTCGCTCCCCAGGCTGACTCTTCCAACCACGGTACCTCTGGAAATCGTTTACAGCGTATGCATAACAATTGTTATTATTCTTACCCACTTTACCACCCCATTTTCTCGTAGTGAACGTATGTTCACCACCGCTTGTAGGAGGCCCTTTGGTCATTATAGTATGTTAGAAAAAAATATTCACACATAATAAATGATCAAGGATATTACCAAGGCTAAGACGAAGCGACAAGTCATCGAAGAAATCTTAATTTTCGTGCTCACTGTACTAGTCAGTACGTTTGTTCTTCGTTTCACCTGGAACAACTCGCTGAGCAAGCATGTCAGCGTACTCAAGCCTATTCGGTCATTTTTTGACGCACTTTTGCTTTCTATTTCTATTCAGGTTTTCCGAGGCCTTTAAACCTCTTTGAAACCGACGACACGTTCACCGGATGAGTGAACCATAGTAGGATATCCTTCGATTCCCTTGCAATCATCAGAATCGCAATCGACGAAAGTGTAAGGCTTACCCTTACCCTTGAAATATTCGAGCTGCTTACGAGTCCATCCACAGCCCATGGAGCCGTAAACAGTCCACTCACCATCGGGGGACTTCGCCTTGACGGCCTTAACGGATCCAACCTCTTTGAAACCGACGACACGTTCACCGGATGAGTGAACCATAGTGGGATATCCTTCGATTCCCTTGCAATCACCAGAATCGCAATCGACGAAAGTGTGAGGCATACCATTACCCTTGAAATATTCGAGCTGCTTACGAGTCCATCCACAGTCCATGGAGCCATAGACAGTCCACTCACCACCGGTAGAGTTCGTCTCGACTGCCTCGATGGGCTGAGTCTTTTTCATAGCCATGAAAATACGAATGTTAATGAGCACGAGAATGAGTGCGAGAATCATGTTTGTATATCTATATAATATATTTTATTTCTGTTTCTAAAGTATGACGAGTATTCAGAAGAATATTGACAGGATTCTCGAAGGGAACAGGGGGTGTGCTCCCATGAACCATATAGCGGTTAACCAGTCTTGGAAACGGTCGGGTGCATATGGTAACGTGCGTCGTGCCAAATTGACGGGTAAATCTAGGAAATTTATAGCATTGAAGGAGATGAAAGTTCCGAAATCTGAACCCGAACTCGGTGATCTTGCTGAAATGGAATACAAGATTGCTCAGAAGTTGAAAGATTTTGATATTCCGAAAGTATACAAGTATGTTAAGTGTCCCATAGAGGGTAATGGTCCCAATATTAGAAAGGATATACTATATTTTGAGTACGTGAACGGTGTTTCGTTGAGAGAATATATAAGAACTCGACGAGATCTTAGCCTCGTTCAGTTAAAGTCGATCATCGTTCAAGTGTCTTACAATTTGTATAGGATTAACAAGAAGTTTCCAGCATTTCGTCACCACGACTTACACACGGATAATATTCTCGTTAGACCCGTAACAAAGAAGAATCTATCCATAGAAGTTGACGATGTCAAATACACAATCGATAACGGTGGGCTCGAATTGGTGATGATCGATTTTGGATTTTCGTCTTTCCCCGGTATACCGAACCCCCTCGTCAATACGAAACGCTATCACAATATAGGTATTCATAGGAATTCCAATAAGTATTACGATTTACACTTTTTCCTTAATAGTGTATACAACGAACTCGCCATATCGGCACGAAAACAACCGATGGTACCGGATCACGGACCCCGTGTCGCTGCAAAGGTTTTCGTCGGAACCCTGTTTACACGGGATTATATCGGCTACAGATCGAGTAAACTGAAAAATTATAGATTACGCGGTACGGCGAATAATTCCAGAAACAAGGATTTACCGACTTTCGAAAAGGTGTTGAAACATTCATTCTTAACCGGAATCCGAGCACCACGCGTCGATTTACCCGCGGCTAGAACACCGAGCACGCCTGCGCGGATCATACGTAGAAATGCTACACCTCCCAGGAATAACCAAACGACCGCCAGTCAAAGAAAGGCGGCCATGAACCGAGCGAAAAAAATTCTGGAAGCGGGTAAGCAACTGGGTAAACCTAAAATGAGGCCCGGTATTGTTCGCGTCGGTGCGACTAAACCACCACTTCCACCTAAACCCCCCAAACCCCCGTCTCCTCCTAAACCCAATAATAATAATAATAAAAAGCCACTTCTCACCAAATCCGCGACTGTACCGGGTATGACCAAAACAAAGAAGCCTTCGAGTAAGAAAAATAGGGTAAGTAAGTCATGGACTAGATCTTTCATGAACAGTATGACTCGTAAGTAGAAGTATTAAAGAAAATGCTCGTTCTTTATATAATGGAATGTTGTGAGGTGTGTTGCGAAAAATACAACAATTCAAATCACAAAAAGGTTGAATGCCCCTTTTGTGATTTAAAATCATGTCGAACATGTTCACAGACATATATGCTCAGTACCACGGAAGAACCACATTGCATGAAATGCAAACACGCACATAACAGAGAATTTGTAGACAGTTTTTGTTCATCTATATTTAGAAACCGTGATTATAGACGACACCGCGAAAACGTATTGTTTCAAAGAGAAATGGCGCGCATGCCGGAAACACAGTCATACGTCGTTCGCGAGTTACAGGTACGGAGTTTAAGATTGTCGTATCTCTATTTAGTTTACATTTTGACTCATATGTATAAGACTGATCACGTAAACGACGAAGTGAAACCACGTCTAGATTCTATATTACGTACGACTATCATGGATATTTACGAGACGCTACAGGTGCTGAATCAAAACGAACCAACCATGTCTAGTGATAAGTATCATAAGATAGCTCAAAAATGCCCATCAGAAGATTGTCGCGGGTTTTTGTGCGACGACTGGGTATGTGGGATATGTAAAAACAATTTCTGTGATAAATGTCATGAAGTTCTTGTACCCGGACATGTGTGTAATAAAGACACCGTAAAAACGATGAAACTGCTGAAGAAGGACACGAAACCGTGTCCAAAATGCAATGTACTCATATCCAAAATAGAAGGTTGTGCTCAAATGTGGTGTACCCAGTGTCACGTGGCTTTTGATTGGAGAACTGGTGCGATAGAGACCGGTAGAATACATAATCCTCATTATTTCGAATTCAAAAAACGTTCGAGAGAACACGGCGACATACCATGTGGTGGAAGACCCACGCATTCGGAATTGCGACGATCTAGGGCCTCCATTACAATTCTAGAGATTTCTGTGAGTGTGGTGCAACTCGAATACGATATTTTATATAGACACGGGTATATGTATGAGGATAATAGATATTTACGTATGAAATATCTATTAAACGAACTCTCAGAAGACGGTTTAAAACGTGAACTTCAGAGACGAGATAAGAGTAACTGTAAAACACGTGATATTAGAGATATCTACCAGATGTATATAGATACAGTCGGCGATCTTTTGAGACAGTACACTATAGATAGGTCAAAAGAATTGGACATAATAGCCGAAGTTCGTGAGCTACTTCTATACATGAATAATGTACTAGAAACCATACGAAAAAGATATGTTTGTAAGCTTCCATATAATTTAATGTTGGATATAATTAAATGATAGTGTTCATTCTTGTCGCAGTAGCGCTGCTATGCATTCTATTGAGACCTAACTACAAAGAACCAGTAGTTATACCCAAAGTATTCACACCTGAACAGTGTGATCATATTATAAAGACAGCCGGATCAAGACTGAAAACATCTGTCATGGACACCGATTCTCATGTAGATAAGAAAATACGAGATAGCGAAACCGCGTGGATAGATCCTAAGGAGAATAGCGTCGCCAAAAAGATGATTGATAAATGTGTATCGTTCACCGACAGAAAACCAGTTAACAGTGAACAGTTACAGGTTCTCAAGTATAAGGAAGGTGGATTTTACACACCCCACCAAGACGCATTTTACGACGAAGAAAATCCCAGAACCGTCACCGCTATAATAGCACTGAATGATGACTACGAAGGTGGAGAAACGGGGTTTCCTAATTTAGGTAAAAAATTCAAACTCGGTAAAGGCGACGTACTTCTATTCAATAATTTCACGGATTGGGGCTACCAAACTCGAAAGTCTTTACACGGTGGTTTGCCAGTGAAATCGGGTATTAAATGGATATGTAACCTTTGGATACATAGATATCCGTATGACTCCAATGATTGGACGAGTTCAAAAGCTTATCCAGGGAATAAAGGTGGTGGTTCGTGTTCCATTTTTTAATTAATCTCTCGTATGTCTAATTTGGACCAGTATATAGTAATTAGAAGATGAATACCCAATGCAAATAAATATCCAACATCCCACCACAGGTCTACTACAGCGGCTATAGGTACGAGCCCAAAGCAATAAAAAGCGTGTAACACCACAAACGGCCGACTCTCAATCTTTTCCGAATGCACTGAATATAACGTAGCTACCAGAAACGTTATATTTAGTATGTCTATCACCGACCTACGAGCCACCAACCCGTACACACCAAACCACAAGAACACCCATAAAACCACACGAGTAACCTCGTGATACTCGACGTAAATTTGCATATGTGGGCGTTGTTGAGGTTGAGGCTCAATAACCGGAGGAGCTTCTATGTCCGGATTCATACCTATAAAAATATTTCCATCGGGTGATTCTACGACGACATGCCGCCCATTTTCCATATATATTTTTCGATTTATTTTTCTAAAAGCTTTAATGCTTCATTTTGAAACTTATCACAAGGAGCGTTCACGAACATCGGAACCCAATCAATCTCCTTAATTATAGCTTCATCTTGAGCGACCGTTTCGTACATTTTATCGCGAAATCTTTTATTGACGATAGGATTGTTCATTAAAGGTGTTTTTGGGTACATCATACACCACGACATTTTAGTGTGAGTATCGTCTATAGGGGAGAGTGTGACCATCTTTAGGCTGCATATGTTCAGTGAATGTAGATGAGGCTTTAGGTTGAACGACTGCGTGACAATCAACGTAATCATCGATTGTTTCAATTTTAAGATTCTTAACTATTCCATTGTCTTCGTCGGCAAAGTTATGGACGTAATTTATATGTGAAATATCAGTCGCGTTTAAAATCCAGTCGTAAATATTACCCTCTAGGTTTTTA